TTCCATTTATAAAGTAGATGATTGGGAATATTATTTTATAACCACTGCCGGAATTTACGACAGCTTTCATGATAGGGATTGGGGATCCTGTTGCGTGGTTCTGCTCTTTTAAAAAATGGAGAATACGTGCATCTGTTATGTCTAGTTGTTTGATAATTTCAACGAAAGAGGGGTGGATGACTGAGTTCTTTCGATTATCAAATGAACTTGCTAGTATTTTTGCGAACATAGAGCGTAGCTCTTCTTCCTCAATATAATACTTAGACGCTTCCAATGCAGGACCTAATATTTTTAGAGGAGGTTCTTGAACGTTCTCTGGTGGGATAGTAGCTACTTGTTGAAGTGTGCTATTTCTGAGATTCTCAACATCGATTTCATTTTTTGCACGCAATAACGCTGCTTGATTAGAAACATCGTGTCCATAATTAATATACCACCAATCTTGTAATGTTTGAATAGGCCCGGCAAATACACCGGCTGAAGTAGCTCCTCCTAAAAATCCTGTAACAAGGGGAAGAAAGTCTTTGAATTGGTTAGGGTCCATGATAATGATTTCTTTCTGTTTAGATTTTGACTAAAACAGTGAGAGGTCCTAGTCGAAATATATTATAACATAACAAACAGAAAAACACAACATATTGAAAATACATGTGATTATTTTACAACATATTGTGTTTAGAGGTAAAAATGTGGGAACAATTAAATAAAATCATGCAGGAAAGAAATTTAAACGGTAATCAGTTATCTAAAATGGCTGGAGTTAATCGTAGTTTCTTTTCTGACTTAAAGTCTGGGAAGGTGAAATATCTTTCTTGGCCAAATATGTGCAAAATCGCTGATGCACTGGAAGTCAGCTTGGATGAATTTAGATAACAAAAAGCACCCAACAAAAGTCAGGTGCTTACCAAAATTACTAACTAAATTATAACACAGAAGGGAAATAAAATCCATGCCTAAAGCAGAAATTACTTATAAGCCCGTGGGAATTAACGAAAAAGCAACTCATGGAGATTATACACACCTTTGTCAGATGTGGGAAGGTCTCACAGTTGGAACTGCTAAAGTCTGGGCTACTGAGATGAGAGAGCATCCTGACTTTAAACAGTTTATTGATAATCCAACACATAAAATTGTATTTATCAATTATGAAGGTTTCCGATTATTCGTTAAATGGAAAAGCAGAAATCGTTATCGCACTAAAAAAGAAACACTAGCAGAGATGCTAGAAAATCTTAAAAAAGAAAAACAATTAGGAGTTTTAACATGAAGCTATTAGACAAAATCACAAAATGGTTTTTTAACACAACAAAAATCGAAGTCAACACCGATTGGCGATTGGTTGCGTTGGACTTAAATCAAGAATTGATTGCAGCACAGGAAGAAAATCAAATACTTTATCAGCGCATCGCAGATTTAGAAAAACTTTTAGAGGTATAGAGAATGACAGAACCAAACATCGCAGAACAATTACTAGGGATTGCAGTTATATTCATTATCTTATTCACAGTGATGGTACTCACTGCTAAAGAAGAACAGAAAGTCGAAGTGGTAGAAGAAAAAGAAGATTTCTATACCATCGCACGTATGAACATTCGTAACTGTGACCGTCAATTCACATTTGACACACAAAAACCAGAAGGGTTAAGACCTGAACTACTTGCCCTACCATATCCGAAGGGGTGATTGTATGAACCTCTATATCTGGAAATGTGGATGTCGTGATTGTGGAAATACATTCGAGTATGTCGATAGTTACCCAATCATTGAATGTCCAAAATGTGGAAGTGTGGATTTGGTTAATGAATTTGAAGGAAGGGAGTATGACTGATGGATTTAGATTTAATTTATGACTTAGCAAATAAATTAGATAAAGAAGCTTTTTTTGAAGTTCTTGACAGGTTAAAAATTAACGAATTCAATGATAAAAATCTTTTGGATTTATTAGAAGAATATAGATGGAAACAATCTTTATCTAGAACTGCTTTCTCAAGAAAAATAGGTATAAGTAAGCAAGGCTATCAAAACTGGGTTTCTTCAAAAAGAGTGCCTAATAACAGAGTTCTGCAAGTAGCTTCGCTACTTGGTATAAGCGAAAAAGAAGCTTATAAACTTAATTATAAAAAATAAAGGGGATGTGAACCATGGAAAATAATTTTCGAGTTATTTTAGCTAAGCAATGTAAAAGAGTTTCAGACGTGTATAGAGCAACAGGTATTTCAAGAAATACACTTACTAACTTGTATTATGAGCGTGCAAAAAATCTTGAATTAAAAACTTTGCTAAAGATTACTGACTATCTAGGAGTTACCCTAGATGAACTATTAAAGTCTGAAAATTAATGAAAGAGGTGACGAAGTAATGCCAACACTATACGAATTAACGGGACAATTCCTTGAAATTTACAATTTGGAATTGGATGAAGAAACTAAACTAGATACGCTTGATAGTATCGACTGGCAAACTGACTATGAAGAAAAAGTCGAAAACTATATCAAGGTAATGAAAAATCTTGAAGCTGATGTCGAAGCACGAAAAAATGAAATCAAGCGCTTGACTGAATTGAACAAAGCTGATGAAAAGAAGAAAGATCACTTGAAAGAAACACTTTCTACAAGCATGGCACTAACTGGACATGAACGTGTGGACACACCTTTATTTAAAGTATCATTCCGTAAATCTCAAGCGGTTGAAGTGGATGAAACAGTCCTACCAGAAGCTTACAAGGTAGCGACTTGGAAGCCTGACAAGAAACGACTCAAAGAAGATTTGAAAAACGGTCTTGAAATTATCGGTGCAACTCTAGTAGAAAGGAAAAATTTGAGTATACGATGAAAATCACTAAATCAACAGAAATTACAAATAATGATGCCTGTTATCTTATTTATGGGAATCCAGGTTTTGGGAAAACAACTGCAATTTCATTTATCCCAGGAAAGACATTGGTTATCAACATCGATAAGTCAGCAAAAGTCTTAGCTGGCAACCCTAACATTGATATTGCAGATGTTGATACACATAAGATTTGGGATGAATGGTTATCAGTGGTTAAAGAACTACTGAATGGAGCAGGCCAGCCATACGACACAATCGTAGTCGATAATGTTTCTGAATTATTCAGGGCTTGTCTTGCCAATCTTGGACGAGATGGAAAAAATCATCGAGTACCAACACAAGCAGATTACCAAAGGGTTGACTTCACTATCTTGGATAGTTTACGAGCGCTTTTGCAGTTAAACAAACGGATTGTATTTACTGCATGGGAAACATCAGACCAATGGTCAGACGAGAATGGCATGATTTACAACAGGGCAATGCCAGATATTCGGAGTAAAATTCTGAATAACTTCCTCGGTTTGACAGATGTGGTTGCTCGTTTGGTTAAGAAGACAACAGATGACGGTGAGGAAGTCCGTGGGTTTATCCTGCAGCCTTCTGCAAGCGTATATGCTAAGAACCGTCTTGATGATAGGAAGGGGTGTAAGGTAGATGAGCTTTTCGCTACGGGATTACCAGAAGGAACTGATAATTGATATTATCAAATCCATGAAGGCAGGCAATCGTAAAATCATGGTACAATCGCCACCACGGTCAGGGAAAACAGTCGTGATGTCTTTCATAGCTAAAAATGCAACCGATAAAAATAAAACAGTTCTATTTTTTAGCCATAGAAAAGAAATCAATGAGCAAGTCCATGAAACATTCAAGCGTGGAGGAGTGAACTTAGACAACGTTATTATCGGAACGGTTGGAAGTATTGTACGTAGATTGAATAAACTGCCTGAGGCAGATGTAATCCTTGTAGATGAAGCTCACCACATTAAAGCAAAACAGTATCAGACAATTTTAAATCACTTTGAAAATGCAACTCAATTATTCTTTACAGGAACTCCAATCCGACTAGATGGCTCTGGGTTTCATGATCTAGCAGATGATTTGGTCGTAGGAAAGTCAATCCGTTGGTTACAAGAGCATGGAAACATATCTGAGTTTGATTACTATTCAGTAAACCTACTGGATATGGCTAAACTTAAAAAACGCTCTGGAGAATTTACTAACCACTCAGTCGATGAAGCACTTGATTTTAAAACAGAATATGGTGATTACATCGACCACTACGAACGATTGGCAAAAGGAAAACAAGCTATCGTATATACCCATAGCGTAGAATACGCTGAGAGGGTTTCTAAGCGTTTTTCTGAGTATGGCTATCAATCAGGTGTAGTTAGTGGAAAAACTTCACAGAGCGAACGTGAGAGCCTTATGCAAGCATTTAGAGATGGTAAGTTGACTATTATGGTTAATGTCAATCTATTTACAGAAGGTATTGACCTACCAAACGTAGATGTTTGTATCATGTTACGACCAACTGCATCGCTATCATTATATCTTCAGTTTGCTATGAGGGCATTAAATCCAAGAGAAGGAAAACGTGCAATTTTAATTGATCACGTAGGTAACCATATTAGGCATGGTCTACCAAACGATGATAGGGATTGGACACTTGATGGAACGAAGAAGACAAAGAAAGCATCTGAGAGGTCAACAGTAACTTGTGAAGAGTGTTTCGCAACGTTTTGGAGAGACCAACTAGAAGATGGTTGTTGTCCTTATTGTAATGCAGAAGTGATTAAGAAGAAAACGATTGAGGATATTGAACGTGAGAAATCAGATGTTCAATTAGAAAAAATCAATCAAGGGATGGAATTTATTACCATTCAAGGTGAAAGAATAGAGGTCAAAAAAGAAGAAGCGATTGTGTATCGTCGTGTAATGGCCTATGGGAAAAGATACACAAGATGTAAGAATTTATCGGAACTTAAAGCGTTCCGTATACTCAATGGCTACAAACCCGGGTGGCTGTGGCACAAGCAAAAAGAATTAAATTTATGGAGATAATAAACATGGCACTTTTTTCAGTAAATTATGAAGCAGCAGAACAATTCTCATCTATCGAAGATGGAACATATGAAGTAGTAGTAGCTCAAGCAGAGCAAGCAGCGAGTCAAAGTGGAACGGATTTCTTAGACATTCGTTTGAAAATTCGTGATGACTTCCAACAGAAATTCCGTAACAACCTAATCTTTGATAAGGTATGGATCAATAAACAAACCCTTCAGTATCCAGAGTGGGCATTACAACGATATGCTAAAGCAATTAAAATCCCTGAAGGTGTTAAAGTAAATACAATCGAACAATTCTTAGAACTCATCACTGGTAAAACTCTGAAAGTGACTGTAAAAAATGAACAGTCAGAATATAACGGTAAGACCTACGATAACTTGAATATCAAGAAAATGGAGCAGTCTGAACTACCTCCTTATTCTGGAACCGTTTCTGAACCAGCGCAAACTAAAAACGATGATTTAGATTTGCCATTCTAAGCCTATGGTTGGGATGGTAGATTATGCCCTTCATTATCAAAAACTAGGTTTCTCGGTCATCCCAATCGACAAGAAGAGTAAACGTGCAATCACTAAATTCAAAGATAGAACATTTACTGAAGATGAAGTTAGGAGATTCTGGCACGAGCAACCAGATGCAAATATTGCAGTAAGAACAACCGATTTCTTTGTGATTGATATTGATGTATCAGTCACAGAGAATGGTTATGAATCTTTAAAAGAATGGGAACTCTCACAGTATATTCCTACTACCTTGACTGCTACAACCCCTAGTGGTGGAAAGCATATCTTTCTTAAAAAACCAAAAGGGGTTGAGCTAAGTCAGGATATTCGTGTAAAACCTGGTATTGATATTAAGGCAAATAAAAACAATTATGTATTAGTCGCACCAAGCAATAGTCCAAAAGGAAAGTATGTTTGGGATAAAACAACAGATGTGATTGCTGAAGCACCAGAAGAAATAGTTGCAATCCTACAAACATCCAAAAAAACTAAAGAACCTCTAAACTTCACAACCGATTACAGTCGAGGAGAGTTTTCAAGTAAAACTGCAAAACTATTCGAGCAAGTCGTTTTCGGTCTAGGGGATAAGGGTGGTAGAAATAACGCTCTTGCCAGTTTTATAGGTGGTCTCTTAATGCGAGGAGTGGATGTAGATGCAGTCTATTTACTTGCAAAAATAGCAAATCACTATACTTCAGACAGTTTACCAATGGATGAAATAGATAGAACATTTGAAAGCATGGTTAGAAAGGAGATGGATAGACGAGGTGGCAGTGAACATTGAAGCAGTGAAGCAAGAATACAAAAGTAAAGTCATACAACATCCAGCGTTTATTGAAAAAGCAAACGACTGGAGAGAAATTCGATTAGCTTGTCGAAACTATCGAGAAAACTGGCTTGAAAACGTAAAGTGGGAAGAAACACAATATGGTACACGAGAAGAAAAAAGCAACCCTCCTACTCGTTTAACTGAATTAGCAGTGGCTCAAGGAATGGAACAGATTTTACATATCGTGAACCTACCAAATGAACGTGTGGCGATTTATGATCCAGACCATGGATACTATCATAAAGACCCTAGTTTTGCTTATAAAATCATTCGATTATTAGAACCAAACTTTAGTGAAGCTAAATCAAAAAACGTTCTCTTTATGCTTGCATCTACTCCAAGATTAAATCAACACGAAGGTTTTTCATGTGATTTCTCAATCGGGGAGTATAAAGACCCTAAACGGTTTATCTTGGTTAAGAATGGCATCTATGACAAAAAAGAGAAAAAACTACAAGGATTTACGCATGAGTTTGTAGCTTTCTCAACTATTGGGACGGAATATGACCACTTTGCAAAATCTCCTGTAATATCCGGATGGGATATTGATAATTGGTTACTTGACCTTATGAGTGGTGATGAAGAACTTGTAGAACTCATCTGGCAGGTTATCTCAGCTAGTCTGAATGGAAATTACTCTTATCGAAAATCAATCTGGTTTGTCGGTGAGGGGAATGACGGTAAGGGTACGGTTCAACAACTTATTACTAATCTTGTCGGTATGAGAAATGTGGCGAGTTTAAAACTCAATCAATTTTCAGAGCGTTTCGCACTATCAATGATTGAAGGTAAAACAGTGATCATTGGGGATGATGTCCAAGCTGGTATCTATGTAGATGAATCTTCAAACTTTAACTCAGTTGTGACTGGTGAACCAGTCTTGGTCGAAGAAAAGAACAAGCAACCTTATACAACTGTTTTTAGAAAAACAGTTATCCAGTCGACAAATGAACTACCACGGTTCAAAAACAAAACCAATGGAACTTACAGACGCTTTGGAATCATACCTTTTAAAAAGTCATTTTCGAGTAAAGAAGATAACTGGGCTATCAAAGATGATTATATATATCGTGAAGAAGTCTTGGAATATGTCTTGAAGAAAGCTCTTGAAATTTCATTTGATAGATTCATTGAACCTAAAGCATCACTTGAAGCCTTAGAAGATTTCAAAGAATCAAACGATACGGTCAAGGCATTCGTCAATGAATGGTTCGATAAATTCCAATCCACGCGTCTCCCTTCAAGGTTTTTGTGGTGGTTGTATCAGGAATGGTGCAGAGATGAGGGAGTTACAAAATTAACAAAACGTAAATTTGAAACTCAATTAGCAAAAAACATCCCTGAAAATTGGGTGAAGAAAAAAATTAAACCTTTGGGGAAATTCATTCCTTCGGTCGATGTACCGAAACACTATCTCGGATTTTCTTGGATGGATGATGAAAGTCAAATTCCAACAATGGGGTATGAAAAAGGTTCCTGAGTTCCCGTTTGGTTCCATTAAAAAATAGAGAACGGGAACCACCTTAACTCCTTGTGGTTCTAGTGTTTAGGTTATATTGGTTCCACTGTTCCATTACTATTCTATTGAAATAATAATAAATAAAATAATAAAAAAATATATAAATAGAAACTGGTACTGCTACGGGAACTTTTTTCCAAAAACACAAGCTAAACCCTTGATAATACTGAGTTTCTGATGGTTCCATTAATGGGAACCACTACGGGAACCTAGGGAGGTAATTTGAAGTCAGAGCAAGAAGTACAAAATGAAATTAGAGTTGGATTGTCTAAAGCTGGTCACATGGTTTTTCGTACAAATGTCGGAAAAGTGAGGATGATGGATGGTCGTTGGTTTGATACTGGATTACCAAAAGGACATCCAGACCTATATGGTTTTAGATCAGATGGACAAATCTTTTACATCGAAGTTAAAAATGAAAAAGGACGTGTTCGACCAGAACAGAAAAAATTTATTGAAGTAGTTAAAGGGCGAGGTGCGAAGGCAGGAGTCGCTCGTAGTTTAGAAGAAGCGCTGGAGATAGTAAATGAAAGTTGACGTACAATGTCCGTTCTGTGGAGAATGCTATATCAGAAAGGTACAGCCTGATAAAATCTCCATTAGATGTTATGTGTGTAAGAAAGCATTATTTTTGAAATATGCGACAGACGAAAAGAACGGTGTGAATAGTAAAGGTATTGGACGGTTAGCCCATGAACCGTTTAACCACAATGAAGAAGTTGTGGAATTGAGAGAGGTGTTTGAATGAGTATCAAACAACAAATGATTAAAACATTGAAACATTCAATCGAGAAGACAGAAGCTGATATTTTGGAATACTCCAAACCTTGTGAGAAGTCAGTAGCACAGAATAGAACTGCTCACAGAGAGTATTTAAAGAAGCAGTTGAAGAAGATAAAAAAACAGTTGGAGGAGTTGGAAGATGAAGCATAATGAATTGTTGAAAGAACTTGAAAAACGAATGAGTCGCTATGGCTATTGTGATACATGGACGCACATAGAACTTTTTATCAAAGAATACGAAGCCCTAACCAAAGACGAAAAGCCAATCAGACTGAAAGACGTTATCAAACGCATTAAAGGATTTGATGACGAAACGAAGCTTAAATGGACGTATGATATTTTGAAAGGACTCGGAAGTGATTTTGCTTCAAAAATGTTTCATGAAGGATATCAACAAGGCAAATTTGAGGGATCATGGGTTGGCAATCAATTAAAAGATGCTGATAAGATTCGACAAGAATTGAATAAACCAGTGGTTAAGCAGTTTGTGGCGGATTGGTATGAAGAGAATAAGGATGTTTTTGAAGCTAATTTGTATCGATGTGCCTATAATACTCCATCGTTTTTTGATGGCGCTAAACTTAATGAGTTTGAAAGGTGGTTTCTAACCGCTGGCACAAAACCATTTCAAACCCTCGTCAACATGCACCAGTTCGGCTACGAGGTCGAGAAAGAAAAGCGGTATTTAGTAAAAGTGAAAGGTGTTAATGATTTTGGTTGCTATCTTAATAAAGGTTTATTATCCAAAGAATATTTTTGGGAATCAAAAGCCGAAATCGGTGGGTGCAGAACCAAGCATACCCGCAAAGAATTAGAAGAAGCTGGCTTCGGATGGGTGTTTGATTGTCCAGGGATTGAGATTGAGGAGGTTGAGTAGTGGCAACATTTGAAATTTTCTTATCTAAAAACGACCTTGAACATATCGCAAACGGACATGATATAAAAATAAAAATAAGTCATGGTAGAGGTTCAAGAATAAATGGAGTTATTTTGAAACATGATTTGGTAAATGATACCATGAACCCTTTGATAAATCATAAATATAAACTGATTGACACAGAACAGAAAGAACTTGCTAATAGTTTTATGGGAGGAGCAAGATGAGACTAATTAAGAAATTAGGGAAAATGAGAATAAACAACAGGAAAAACTTGGAGTATTGTTCTTTATTTGAGTGTCCCCGTTGTGGTTCTCATGTCATTAGACCAACAGGGGAAGGTAACAGATTGACAGCGTGTAGTCAATCTTGTTCTCAGTTAGGGATTAGGAGGGGTTCTTATAAAGAAAGTGTCATTATTAGTGGATATGAATACATTTACATGCCTGAACACCCTAATGCTATGAAATCGGGGTATGTTGGAAAACATAGATTGGTATTGGAAAAGAAATTAGGTAGGTTTTTAAAGAATGATGAGGTTGCACATCATATGAATGAAAACAAATTAGATAATAGACCTGAAAATATTGAATTAATGGCATTTTCAGAACATTCAAGATTGCATGCAATAGAAAAATGGAAGGGACGTGGTGGATTTGTTACGATTTAGAGCGTGGAACTCAGAAACAAAAGAAATTGAAGTATTTCAAACTTACGAAGAAATTAGTGAATTATTTTTAGCGTTAAGTGCAGATGATGGTTTTTATTCAATCATGCAATCAACAGGACTCAAAGACAAGAATGGAAAAGAAATCTTTGAGGGGGATATACTAAAATTTAATGACGAGTGGGCTGAATATTGCTACGAGGGATATGTAGACGGTTCAGTTGAAGGTATTAATTATGTTGAAGTGGTGAGAGGTGAGGCTTGTTTTGAGTTTGGAAAAACTAAATACCCTGAGTCATCTTTGTTTATCTTAATGGAAGATGAGCACCTTAATTTCAAGGACTTTATTAAAAGTGAAGATTTTGAATTTGAAATCCTCGGCAACATCTACGAAAATCCAGAGTTGCTGGAGGTCAAGAGTGAGATATTTTAAAAACCTATGTATTGTTTTATTCACATCTTTACTCGTAGCATGTCACCAGATTTCGAGTGGGACGGTGGTAGACAAGTACATTGATGAACCTCACACAACGTTCATACCTGTTATGAATGGTAAAAGTTCGGTACTTGTTCCGATCAGAACCAAAAGGAAATACATTCTGGTCGTTTCAGGATATGCAAGTAATAAGAAAGTTGAAGAAACATTTGAAGTGACATCTGAGGAATATATACGCTATGAAATCGGTAATACTTTTATACAAGATGCCGTTTTAGAGAATAAGGAAGGGGATAAACAATGAGACCTTGTAAATATCCGTATTTAGGAACTACAAAAACAAAGCAAAAAACTAAAGAAGAAAAGTTAGAACTTGTGGCGTTTCCAAACATTGCCATCAGAAAAGATTTGCTCAGACATATCTACACGGTTGTCAAAAACCATGATGGCTCTACTATTATTTACTTCAGGATCCCTAAAATTCTTGGATATGAGGAACAAAGAGCCAAGATAAATCTTAGTTATCAGGAAACTCTCAGAATTTTGAATTTTGAGGTGGAGTGATGTTTGTTATATTTCGGAATGATTCAGAGGGTCGTTTAATAAATATCAATCAAATAAATGCAATTTGGAAAGAAAAAGCTAGCGAACAGCCAAGCTTTCGTATTGAATATTTTGGCGGTGGGTTTAGATTTGATTCGATAGAATGGAATCATTTTTCCAGAAAAATTGAAACATTAGACGATGTCTTGAATACATTAAAAATTTTTAAAAAGTTAGATAAAGAGGTGGAGTGATGGAAAGAATTACTATGGTTACATTACCCGATAAAGAATTTAACAAATTGAACGAGATTGTGGTAACAGTCAAAATCATGTTGGAACGTGGGCTTATTGACAAAGAACTGTTTAATAAAATTATGAACGAGGAAGTCAAAGGATGAAACGCTTCTTAATTGGCTATTGCCTATTATCAACTTACCTACTATTCATGCAACGTGAAGCACAGAAACCCTTGCTAGTCTATCACGCTGATAGTAAATATCAGATAACTGGCAAGGTTGAAGAAAAACGTAAAATCGGAAGTTTGTTCACTATCACGGTTAACGGTAACGTGTTTGTGGTTAGTGAGCAAAAATATAATGATGCAGAAATTGGAGATAATATCGAATTATGAACACACTAGAAAACGTAAAGCAATGGTTTATTGATCGTGATCTTGAAAACGGTGGACGATTAGACAAGCAGTCCTTAAAACTCAGTGAAGAGTTCGGTGAACTATGCGCTGGCTATCTCAAGAAGAACGAGAAAGTCATGAAAGACAGCATCGGAGACTGTGCAGTCGTGATTGTCGGTTTAGCATTACTCATTAAGGAAGATGTGAATCAAATTTTTAAAGAGTCTGATAACATTCGCAAAAAAGATGTGATGGAAAGCTTCATCTCTATCAATGCAAATATCAGTGAGTTTCAACTCTCACAAGGATTTGCTAGCAAGGAATTATGTAGACACAATCTAGTACGCTGCATTGGTTATCTGAAGAATCTTGGTTATGATTTCGATGAATGCTTTGAACTAGCCTATCAAGAAATCAAAGACCGTAAAGGTCGCTGGATTGATGGTTCATTCGTGAAAGAGGAGGATTTGCCAGATGAATTACGAGCAAAGATTAAATGATAATCAACGTAAACGATTTGCTTTTATGTTGAAGCAAAAGCGTAAAGACAATAAGTTATCACAAGAAAAACTAGGTGACATCTTAGGATACGCTCAATCAGATATTTATAAATGGGAAGCTTGTAAGATAAGTCCTAAATTGTACCAAGTAAAAGACGTAGCAACGTACTTTAATATTCCTATGAATGTTTTGATAGGGGAGGGATAGATTGATTGATATTGAAAAACGATTAAAGCAATTACCTTATACGAATATTAAAATCAAGTCATTACATAATGAAATTATTGGTCTTAGGTCTTCAAGTGTTAAGGGGCAGTCGTTTGATAATATGCCTAAGTCACCATCGAATAATAATCAAACTGAAGATATGAATATCCGTGTGATTGATAGGTCAGATGAACTCTATGAGGAAATTGCAGGGTTATATCAGAAGCAACAAGAAACAATCAAATGGATCGAGAATTTAGAAGACCCTATCGAGAATATCGTCATGCGCTTACTTTATATTGATGGCCTATCTTGGAACGAGGTGCAGATACAACTTCGGTGTAGTCGGACAACTATTAAACGGGTGAGAAGAAACGCTATTAAAAAAATGGCACTAATGGCACTAAATGGCACTAATTAAGTGGTATTATGATAGTATCAGCAAAAAGGCTGATGACTCCTATTTATTTTTTTAATTCGGTGTTAGGAAAGTATTCATTGTTGATTTTCCTTTGCGTTTTTAATTTCATAGTACATCCAAACATCCTAACACCGTTTTTATTTTCGGGAATACGAGTGGGTGCAAATCCCACTATTCTCATGAGAGGTCTTCATAAAGTCACACATTAGTGTGGCTTTTTGTTTTATAAGGAGAAGAGCGATGAAACCACAAAGGCTGACTATATTAAACGGTCGAAGAACAGCGGTTGATTATGATAAACGTAGTCAAGAATACACAGATTATAATCGTACTCGTTGGAAGTATGATAGAGAAGTTAAGCAATTCTATAACTCAACTATCTGGAAGAGAACGAGTCAACAAGTTTTACTTGAAGCAGATTACATCTGTGCCATGTGTGGCGATGAAGCCACAATGACTGACCATATTATTAGTGTGAAACAAGATTGGTCAAAAAGATTAGATCGAAATAATCTTCAAGCAAGTTGTAAGAAATGTAATGATAAGAAAGCAATAAAAGAGAAATATTCTTTTTAAAAATAATTTCAAAAAACAAAAAATAAATGGAATATCGTTCGGTTATACACTGCCAAAATGTACGGAAATACCCCCTTTTGTTTTAAACGGGGGTAGGTATTGTTCGGATATAAGAACGCTGCCCTCTTCTGTGTGAAAAATTCCGTTTTTGAAATATTGAACCCCCATAAAATTTGAAAGGAGGTGGTCAATTTGGGACGAAAAATGAAGATAGTGGAAAGTACTAAAAGCCATTTAACGAAAGAAGAGAAGATTGCAAGAAAAACCATACAAGAAAAGGCTTCGGATGGTTTGGAAGCATTGCAACTGACACCACCAAAACACTTCGATCCAATCGCAAAAGCTGAATATAAGCGCGTGATTGAAGATTTGAGAAAGCTACCCCTCAGAAACCTAGATAGAGCAGTATTAGAAAGTTACTGCACCTGGTATGCAGTCTATAAAGAAATATCTCGTGGATTGCAAAAAGAAGGGTATGTTTATGAGACGGAAAAAGGTAAGGTTCTACCAAACAAGATGTTGTATAGTTTGGAACGTGCTACAACAAACTTAATGAAAGCAGCATCGCAATTGGGTATGACAGTGGATAGTCGCATGAAGTTATTTGTACCAAAACAAGAAGAGAAGAAAGAGAGTATTTTTGATAAATTTGGTAGTTAGGAGAATAGCTGATGAAATATAGACCGCATTATTTGAAGAAGAAAAAACACTATGTGTTAAATGAATTTTCAATAAAGGGTGGACGAATTGCAATAAACGGAAAGCTATTAGACGGAGTAACGAGTTATAGTATTGATTGGAACTCTGGCGAGCTAACTGGATTGACGATAAATATGGTTGGTAAAATGAAATAATTTTTATATCAGAGGGATTTTCCCTCTCTTTTTATTTAAGGCTGTTGGTGTAGAGGTAACATGACAAGTTCCAACCTTGTAGTCGTGGGTTCGATTCCTACACAGTCTGTATTTTGTTAGTTAGGAGGTGAAACAATGGAAGATATAGCTTATCAATATGCTTCAAGAGTTGTAAATGGAGAAATAATAGCTAGTAAGAAAGTTATAAAAGCTTGCAAGCGACATTTGAGAGACTTGAAGCGTATGGATGATGAAGATTTTCCGTATGTTTACTTACCTGATAAAGCAAAAAATCCGATAGATTTTATCGAAATGCTCCCAGATGTCAAAACTGGAAAACCATACCCACTAGCAGAATTTCAAAAGTTTATTTTATCGAGTCTGTATGGCTGGCGGAAAAAGTCCGATACATCTATCAGGCGATTCAAAAAAGCTTTAATCAGTCTTGCCAGGAAGAATGGTAAGACTATTTTAGTAGCTGGTATCGCTTTATACGAGTTTTTGTTTGGTCGAAACCCTGCAATGAGCAGGCAGTTGTTTTGTACAGCGAACGACCGTTCTCAAGCACGTATCGCTTACGATATGATCCGTAAGCAGTTAGATGCTTTAAGAAGTCAAAATGAGGACATCAGAAAGGCTACAAAAGTAGTCAGAGATGAACTTAGAAACTTAAACGATGAAAGTTATGTGCGTGCATTGAGTCGTGAGACTGGTGCAGTTGATGGTTTTGAACCGTATGTTGGTATCTTAGATGAGTTTGCAGCATCCAAAACTAATGAAATGATTGAGCTTCTCGAATCTGGTCAAGGTCAGTTAGACAATCCATTGATTTTGATTATCTCAACTGCTGGATTTGATTTAAACGTACCAATGCACACTATCGAGTATGCGTATATCGAAAAACTTCTCGATGAAGAAGTTGAAAACGATGAATACTTTTCCTTCATTGCTGAACAAGATGATGAAGAGGAAATCAAAGATGAAAAGAACTGGATAAAATCAAATCCAATTCTTGAAGTCAAAGCGCTACGTAAGAAGATGATGGACTACCTACGAAAACGTAGGAAGGTGGCACTTGAGACAGGAACAATAAATGAAATCCTAGTTAAAAATTACAACATGTGGCGACAATCATCAGAAGAATCTTATATGGATAAAGAAAGCTGGGCAAAAGCTAAGATTGATAAACCGAATACTAAAAAGCGTAGAGTTTGGTTAGGTGTGGACGTTGGTAGGTCTAGCGACTTATTCTCTATCTCTCCAATGGTTATGATGGATGATTATTGGTATGCAGATAGCTTTTCTTTTGTGGCTACTAAATATGGCTTGATAGCAAAAGAAAAAAGAGATGGTGTCTCTTATACCAACCTTGAAAGAATGGGTGAGTGCGAAATAACCACGCTTGAAAGTGGTGTTATTGATGATGAGCGTGTTCTTGAGAAGATTGAAGAAATGGTATATAGCAATGATTGGGAATTGCAAGGAATTTACTTTGACCCTTATCAATTCGGTTCATTATTGACCATGATTGAGAAAAGACACCCAGAATGGCCACTAGTCCAGATACCACAAACCACCATGGTCTTGAATATGCCCACGAAGCAATTCCGTGATGATGTTCGTCAAGGGAAAATCAAACACAGTGGTAATCAGTTGCTAACAATGGCAATAAATAATGCTTACACTAAAGTTGATAACAACGGTATGAGGATTGATAAAAATAAGAATAGTAACAAAATCGACCCTCTAGATGCGTTATTAGATGCCTATGCAGCTTGTTACTTAGAGCCATTTGATGGAAGTGGTTATTGGACAAACGAAAAAATCTTGGAAGGAGATTCGCTATTTTGAAATTATTGAAACATATCCACACAGTTTTATTGTTAATCGGTTTAATGTTTTTGATTTACGGTTTGTTCTTAATTGGGGACGTAATAGGATATATAGCCACAGGCTTGATTTTTTGCTTTCTCGGAGCGTACATTGATAAAACAAAACAACCTTGAAAAGCCTTACAAAATTTGATATAATGAACTAATTTTAGGAGGTTTTATCATGACAAAAGAACAAGTTAAACAACCAGTTTATAAAAAACCTTTATTCTGGACTACCATATTATTTGGGACTCTTTCGTTTTTTCTTGTGATTATGGTTTTTGTAGTCGATTCACATTATGTTGAATTGACAAATGCATTGGCAAAGCATAATGTATACTATAGTGCTAAGGATAAAGATATATATTATAATGTGACTAATAGTGAACAGAATACGTCATCTTCTACAACAACATCAACCTCTAAAAGTGAGGAGAAATTCAATGTTGATGTTTCGGATAAACATGCTTGGATGAAAACTTTCTCAGCTATCAGGAGTGGAAAAAGCGTTTCATGGTCAGATATGATAATCGTAGAAACGCAATATTCACTTGAACTTGATAAGATGCTTGAGATGACTGATAATCCAACAGAACAACAGAAGATGTCAGTTAAAAATTCAAAAGAGGTTATGAAAAAGACTGTTGATGTATATAGAAATGCAGAACATGATAATAGGGATTTGTCTAAGGAAGAAAAAGATAAGGTTCTTTTAAATATTTCAGAGATGTTAAGAACGGTATATTTGTTTACAAATCAACATTAAGAAGCACCAATCGGTGCTTTTTTTATGCTCAAAAACAGAAAGGAGGTGAGAAAATAAAATGACTTTTTTTCAATCTTTAGGGTCGTCAAAACTATCTTATGACGACTATATCTCTTCGGTAATCTCTGGAAATTCAAGTCCTGAATATACTGGTATATCTGCTTTGAAGAATAGTGATGTCTTAACAGCGGTATCTATCATAGCTGGTGATGTTGCTCGTTTTCCATTGTTGAAAAAAGATTTAATGGGTAATATCGAACAAGATGAAGATATGAATTATCTTTTAAACGTTAAATCCACAAGCAATACATCAGCAAGACAGTGGAAGTTTGCAATGACAGTCAATACAATTTTGACTGGTAATTCATTCTCTCGTATTCTACGAGATCCAATAAGTGGCAAGCCATTAGAATTTCAATTTTTTAGACCGTCTGAAACGACAGTAGAAGAAACCAATGACCATGAATTGATTTACACTTTTCGTGACCGTCTGAATGGTAAGGAAATTGTATGTAAATCAGAAGATGTTATCCATTGGAAATTCTTTAGCCACGATACCATTCTTGGTAGGTCTCCATTGCTTTCCCTTGGAAATGAAATCAGTTTGCAAGATGGTGGATTGAATACCTTAATCAAGTTCTTTAGAGATGGTTTCTCAAGTGGAATTATCAAGCTTAAAGGTGCTCAATTAAACGGTGAAGCCCGTAAGAAAGCCCGTATGGACTTTGAGAAGATGCGTGAAGGTTCAACTGGTGGTAGTCCTTTGGTATTTGATGACACACAAGAATACACTCCACTTGAAATTGATACGAATGTCTTGCAGTTGATTACATCTAATAACTTCTCTACTGCACAGATTGCTAAAGCTCTACGAGTTCCTAGTTTTAAGTTAGGAGTCAATAGTCCTAACCAATCTGTTGCACAGTTGACTGAAGATTATGTAACCAACGACCTTCCATTCTATTTTGATGCAATCACAAGCGAGCTTGCTTTGAAAGTATTTAGTGATGAAGAGCGTAGGAAATATCGTGTTGATTTTGATACACGTAGCGTAACTGGTAGAAATGTAGATGAGATTGTAAAACTTGTGAACAATCAAATCTTAACACCTAACCAAGCTTTGATTGAACTCGGTAAAGAACGTTCTACTGATCCAAATATGGACCGTTACCAATCAAGTTTAAACTATGTCTTTTTGGATAAGAAAGAAGAGTATCAATCAATGAAAGGAGGTGAGACAAGAGATGCCAAAGAGAATCAAGATGAAAGGTCCACTGATTCCGAATAATAGTCAAGAAGTTTACGACTACTTCGGTTTGGAAGCAGTCAGTGCTAAATCTATCACAGATGCTTTCCCAGAAGACAATAGTGACATCGTTTTGGAAGTTAATTCCAACGGTGGTCTTGTAACTGTTGGAAGTGAAATCTATACAGCATTAAAGAGTTATCCAGGGCATGTGACTGTGGAAGTAACAGGAATGGCAGCAAGTGCTGCTAGTGTTGCAATCATGGGAGCTGATAAAGTGCTTATCAGTCCAACAGCTCAGATAATGATTCACAAAGCGTTGTATGGTTATGTATCTGGTAATAGCGATGATTTAGACAAAGCTTCAAATGCGTTAAAATCTAGCGACCAAGCTATTGTGAATGCGTATGTAGCTAAGACTGGACTGGAAGAATCAGTTATTATCGACATGATGAAGAATGAAACCTTCATGTCAGCTAGTGAAGCAGTCGAAAAAGGCTTCGCAGATGAAGTAATGACCTTTGATGATATTGGTGCAGTTGCAAGTCTTGGAGATGGACTGTTGCCACAAGCTGTTATTGATGACTTCTACGCTAACCGTAGCAAGCGTAAGTCAGAAATCCAAAATATGCTACGAGAAGTAGAAAAAGAAGAATTACTCAGAGGGCTATAGGCTCTCTTTTTTAATACCAAAAAGGAGAATAATAAGGTATGTTTAAAGAAAAAATGAAAGAACTTAAAGCACAAATTGCAAATATTGGTGCTGAAATTATTGCTAAGACAGATGAATTGAAATCTGTTTTAAACTCTGATGATCTTGAAAAAGCTCGTGAAATTCGTGCTGAAATCGACAACTTGAAATCACAAAAAGAAGAAGTAGAAGATAACTTGAAGACTTATGAAGTTGCAGAAGCAGGCGCATTCACAGGTATGAAAGTGTCAGTGGAAGCTCATGTAGTAAAAACAGACGATAAATCTTACCGTGATTCTGTAAACGAATGGGTACGTACTAAAGGTGCAGTTGCTGACTCAAACTTGAAACTTGAAGGAAAAGACCTTCTTATTCCTATGAATGCAGCAGTAAATCCAACACAAGACGGATTGAAGACGGTCGAAACTGGAAAAGTAACTAGCAAAGAAATTGTAACTACACCAATTCGTGAAGTTAAGACAGTTCTTGACCTTAAACAATTCGTGACAACTCACAAAGCATCTAAAGGTGAAGGTTCATATCCTATTCTTAAACACGCTACATCTAAGATGGCAAGCGTAGAAGAATTGGAAAAGAACCCAGCTCTTGCTAAGCCAGAATTTACAGATGTTCCTTGGAAAGTTAAAACTTACCGTGGTGCAATTCCACTTTCACAAGAAGCTATTGACGATGCGGATGTTGACCTTCTTTCTATCGTAGCTGAAGCAGCTAACCAAATCAAAGTTAATACTACTAACGATGCAATCGCTACTGTATTGAAAGATTTTGAAGCTAAAACCGCTGCTGACCTTGACGCTATCAAGGAAATCTTGAATGTTGACCTTGACCCAGCTTACAACGTTTCATTCGTAGTCTCTCAAAGCTTCTATCAAAAATTGGACACTTTGAAAGACAAGAACGGTCGCTACTTGCTTCAAGATTCTATCGTTTCTGCCTCAGGTAAAGCCTTCCTCGGACATCCAGTATTTGTAGTTTCAGACACAACACTTGGTGCAACTGGTGAAGCTAAAGCCTTTATCGGAGATGTACAACGTGCTGTACTCTTTGCTGATCGTCAAGAATTGGGTCTTCGTTGGACTGACAATGAAATCTACGGTCAATACTTGCAAGCAGTTGTACGCTTTGACGTTAAGAAAGCAGATGCTAAAGCTGGTTATTTTGTAACTATGCCCTAATACTCCCCCAATTAGTGGGGGTGTCTCACGGTCAGCAGTAACTTTAGCAGTACCAACCGCAAGTAACACCAAGCAAGAAATCATGGCTTACTTAGATAGCAAGGGAATTTCTTACACAACTTCTCAAACCAAAGAGCAACTACTAGCCTTGATTGGAGGTTAGAGTCATGGAAGCTAAAAAGAATGGTTTTCTCGAAGAGGTTAAGTTGTATTGCAAAATCGACTATGATTTTGAAGATGATTTACTAATTGAGCTTATTGAGTCTGCAAAAGAACAGATTTGTTTTGCAATTGATAATGATTTAAACCCAGATGATTTAGTGGATTATGCTAAATTCCGTTTAGCTGTCAAAAAGCAAGTCAAAGAAGAATATGAACATCGTGGAATGTCAGCAGATACTATGCGATATCCACTAGCAAATGGTGTACTAAACATCATTCACCAACTTAGAACACGGAGGGAAAGCTAATGCGAACACGTAAAATGAATGTTCGCATTACTTTTTTTCAAAAAGTAGGTGGACAAAACGAAGATGGAGAAGTGCTAGACTTTGAGAGAAAAGACTTATACACTTGCTGGGCAGAAGTGCCTAAAACATCTATTAAGGATTTTAGAGAAAATGCTACTGTCACAAAAGCTGGTGGATTGGTAGAACATAAAGACATTAAAACATTCTTAATTCGTCATCTTCCAAAACTTCCTTTTGACAATTCTTGTTATGTAGATTTCGACGGTAATGAATATCAAATCGATGCTATCGAACGTGATCACGCAAACAAGGAAATTGATTTAATTAAGGGAGTGATGGTTTCATGACAAAGGGATTGGATTTATGTCTTCAAAACCTTGCTAAACTTGAAGCGAAAGCTCCTAAAGTTGCCCGTGAAGCAGTCACAATGGTAGCTAAAGAGTTTGAAAAAGAACTTGAAGTAAATACTCCAGTTTCTGATGAGTTTACACCCACTCGATTGAAAGAAGATATAAGGATCAGTAATTTCAAAGGCGGTGGAGATGCTCCTTCAAAAGATATTGGATTTGGTCGTTCTACTGGATGGCGTGCAAAATATCCGAATGCAGGAACAATTTATCAAAAAGCACAGGACTTTGAGGAAAAGACTATCAATGCAGTCACTCCTCGTGCTAAAGAAATTTATATAACAAAAATAAGGGAGGTGTTAAAATAAATGATTGCTGAAACTGAAGCTTATAAACTTTTGGTGGCAGATGAAAAGTTAAATCAACTGTTCAATGAGTTTAGAGGTAAGGAATTTCCAGGATACAAACAAGGTATCTTTACTTATGATATTCCTGAAAAACCTACGAACTTAAAACGAAAAGAACTTGCTCCGTTTGCAAGAATTTATTTAACTTACGAAGCACCTCACAAGTATGCAGATGATAAAATCATCTCAATGGAACAACGTATCACAATCAACTTTTGGTGCAAAAGCGCAAAGCAAGCTGACCAAATCGCCAAAAGAATGGATGTGGTCTTAGAAAGTAGTGGATTTGAACGCTACACAGCAAATGAGAAACCTCGATACATGGATGACGATATTGGACTGTTAATGAATGTCCGAAAATATCGTCTTTTTGATTGGAGTGATCTCGAAGAAATGAAAGGAAATTAAATAAATGTCTAAAGTTAAATTTGGTTTACGTGGTTTTGAATATGGGGTTTTGAATGATAAAAACCTTGTACCAGGAGAAACTAAAAAAATCCCTGGTTTGAAATCAGCAAAATTGGATATCACAAATGAATTGAACACTATCACAGCAGATGATGGACCATACGTAGTATTGTCTTCTGGTATCACTGGAACAACTCTTGAAGTATCATGGTTGGATTTGGGTAGTGATGCTCGTAAAGATTTCTATGGTATCACTGTTGAAAACGGTGTAGAAAAATACAATAAGAAGATGACTCCAAACGACATCGCTTGCTTGTTCCGTACAACTGGAGACGATGGTAAAGGTATCTGGGTTGGTCTTCTTAAAGGTAAGTTCTCTCTTCCAGGAATGGATTTGGAAACTAAAGACGGTTCACCAGAACCTAAGAACGATACTGTATCTGGAAGCTTTGTGGCTCGTGGGGATGATGATGAAGGTCTTGTAATCGTAGTTGGTCGTGAAGACAACCCGCAATTCCAAGAAGAGAAGTTCCGTGAATTAGTCTTCCCAAAGTCGTAAGTGGTGCTGCACCTGCAGGAGTAGTTGCCACGGGATAACAGTAATTGGACTAGGCTTGGTTTTTTCCAAGCCTTTATTTTTTTAAGGAGTTAATAAATGTTTGAAATTAAGTTTAAAAAAGCGGGTGTTTTGAAAGAATTTTCCAAAGACTATGTAAATGTTGAAGATAATTTACTAGCATTGGAACATCAAGTACGACAAACTGCCTTGTATGAAAATAAAGAGGATTTGTTAAATCCTATTAAACATCGTGAATTGAATGAAGCATATCTTACTATGTTTGTGAAAATGTACGGTGAACAATTTGAAGTAGATGATCTAAAGTGTGCTAGTGTAGAAACACTTGAAACTTTGAACGACTTATACCTTGCAGCTCTTGGTGGAAAACAGGAAGAAAAAGAGACCACAGAGGGAAAAAAGAAGAAAAAGGGTTAAACCCTAAAGAAGCTCAAAATAATTTATTAGTTTGGGTTCAATCGTTAATGAGTCAAGGATACACAATCCATGACATAAAGAGCATGCGTTTGTCAGATTTTGATTTGATGGTGCAAGCTTTAGAAACAAAAGAAAACAAAGAGGAAGAAGAAACAACGATTGACAAGGCCTTCCCATTCCTTTTTGGATAAAAAAGAAAGGAGATTAAATGGCAAGTAACATTGGCGAATTAGTCGCCACAGCAACCTTAGATGTCGCTCCTTTTCAGTCAAATGTTGGGAGGTTGAAAACTTATTTAAAAGGTGTTGATAATTCCCTAAAGGCGATGGAAAACAATTTTAAGGGAGCTGGTAATAATGTCAGCAACTTAAAAGGTCTTTTATCCCAGACTGGTTCGGCCTTAAACTCATATCAAAAGGTATTGAGTTCACAGAGCGAACGATACAACCAATTAAAAGCGAGTATTGGAGATGTATCCACTGCAACTGCTGAACAAAAGCAGAAGTTGGTTGAAGCAAGTGCTAGTATGACAGCTACTGCTGCTAAAGTAGCTGAATTACAAAATCGCTATGAACAATTAGCTGGATCTATGAGACGAGCTTATATCGATGATAGTGCATTCACTAAATTTGGGAAAAGCGCACAGGAAGTTGGTAATAAAATCAGTCAAGTGGGTCAAACTGTTTCTGGTTTTGGTTCTGCTTTAACCCGTGGAGTTACTGCTCCAATCGTGGCGGGAGCTGGTCTTGTAGTAAAAGCAGCAATCGATTATGAATCTGCATTTGCTGGAGTTAAAAAGACAGTAGATGAAACTGCCACAGTTTCTTACAAAAACCTATCAGACGGTATTCGTCAAATGGCTAAAGAGTTACCAGCTAGTGCAGTTGAAATCGCAAACGTAGCAGAAGTAGCAGGTCAATTAGGTATTAAGGCAGAAGATATCCTTAAATTCTCACGTACCATGATTGATATGGGAGAGTCAACTAACTTGAGCGCTGAAGAAGCTGCAACTGCAATTGCTAAAGTAGCAAACATTATGGGTTTAAGTTCAGATGATTATTCACGTTTCGGTGCATCCGTTGTAGATCTTGGTAACAACTTTGCCACAACTGAAAAAGACATCGTAATGATGGCCAATCGTTTAGCAGCAGGTGGTAAACTAGCTGGACTAACTGCGCCTGAAATCTTAGGTCTCGCAACTGCCATGAGTAGTGTAGGGATTGAAGCAGAAGCAGGTGGTACTGCCATGACTCAAACTCTTACTGCTATTGGTAATGCAGTTTCATTGACTACTAAGGACTCAGCAGATGATCTAGCATTGATTGCTAAAGTTGCAGGAACGACATCAGAAGAATTCCAACAAGCGTGGAAAGAAAAACCCGCTGAAGCTTTACAATCCTTTATTAAGGGGCTTAATACAGCCCGTGAAAAAGGCGCAAATATGGATGCTATCTTGATGAAGTTAGGCATGACAGGTATTAGGCAAGGGAATATGCTTAAATCTCTAGCTTTATCATCAGATAAAATGAGTGCAGCAGTAAATCGTTCTAATCAAGCATGGAAAGAAAATACTGCATTGACCAATGAAGCGAACAAACGTTATGAGACTACTGAGTCTCAATTAAAGATGTTTAGAAATCAGCTGACAGATATTGCAATTGAGTTTGGAGGGCCATTGATTAAAGCCCTAAGAGAAGGACTTAATGCAGCAAAACCATGGATTGAAAACCTATCAGAATTAGCTAAAAAGTTTAGTTCATTATCGACAGAGCAACAACAAAATATCTTGAAGTGGGGATTGTTTGCAGCAGCATTAGGACCAGCTTTGAAGTTGTTAGGTGGTGGTATCTCAGTCATTGGTGGTTTTGTAAAAGCTATCGGTGGCTTGTCAAAAGGTATTGGCTTCCTGAGTGGTTCAGCTAAATATCTTGCAAATCTACCAGCTGGTTTAACTGCTTTATCAAGTTCAGCAGGAGCAGCTGAAACCGCAATGGCAGGTGTATCAACAAGTGCTGGGTCTTTATCTGGTGCATTTGGTGCTCTTGCAAATCCTTTAGGATTGATAGTTGGTAGTATAGCCTTAGTAACTGCAGGACTTGTCTATCTTGGGAATGAGAAAGACAAAGCAAGAATCAAGACTGAAGAATTTGGTTCACAACTAAGTGACACTGCAAGAGGAGAGTTAAGAAGCTTCCAAAAAACAGTAGATGAAACTGCCACTGCAGTCGCAAACTTTGGAACTCACGCTGGAGATGTAGAAAAAGTTTCAGGAGCTTTTAAAAAGCTTTATGATGAAGTAGCAGAGAGCGCAGAGAAAGCCAACAAACGTATGGAAGAACTCGGTGCCAAATGGGGTCTTAGTGAAGAAGATATTGCTAGAGCTAGGGAGAAGAACGGTCAGGTTGTATCTAATACAGAATCTATGATGAATCAAATCAATGAGATTTATCAGCGACACAATGGAGATGCAAGCAAGTTTTCTCAAGAAGAAAAAGAAATCATCTTGAACAACCAAAATGAGATGATTAAAGCTAAACTCTCAATGATGGACTTATCAGCTGAACAACAAAAAGCAGCACTCCAAGCTCTGAATGGAGAAATTGGAAATCTAAACGAAACTCAATTAAAACATACAAAAGATGTTCTTAAGCAAGCATTGGATGAAGAAAAGACTCTTTATGAAACATCTAAGAGTGAGTTAAAAGAATTGCTAAAAGGCAAGGCTATTGATCAAGAGACTTACAACAAGAAAATGCAAGAACTTGAAGCTAATCACACTCAAACAATGGAAGCTTTAGGTACTAAGTATTATCAAGTTATGAAAACTCTTGATGCAAAAGTTAAAGCTCGTACTGGTCAAAATTGGAACTATTGGGAAGAAGCTAAGAAAGCTTTGGAAGAGTATGGTTTGTCTTATGAAGCAATTGGTCAAAAAGCTGCAGAAGCATCTGAAAAGGCCGGAAACTCTCACAGCATCCTTGCTAAGTATACTAGCGATATGAGTAAGGAAGTTAAAGAAGCAAACGATGCCTGGTCTTTACTTGTCGGTAACATTGACAAAAATGGTAATTTTGAAATTAAATCCAATGTCAAAGAAGTTATTGGAGAAGCTGCTAAGTCTGCAGAAGGTTGGGAACAATTACAATTCATTGCTAAAACAGCTGATATTAATTCAAATGCTCGTGTGACAATAGCAGAAGCACTTGTAGAATCAGGCAAATGGAAAGATATGAGCCTTGAAGAGAAACAACTAATTGTTCAAAATCAAGCTGGTCTACAAGCTATTTTTGATAGTGAAAGTCATCTAAAAATTTGGAATAGTATGCCTGCAGAAGTTAAAGAATTACTCTTAAAGAATGCAGATGTTATGAACAAGGCAGAAGAAGCTTCTAAGGCGCTTCACAATTATGATTCTCTTACACCAAAACAAAAAGAGTTACTAGCGACAGATGAGAGTTTCAGAACTGCAGTCGCTAGATCAACAGACACTCTAACTACTTGGAATGCAACAACTCCATTCACTAAAGACTTCAAAGCGAACGCAACAGATGTCTTAAATAATGGTCAGCTATCTATTGATAAAATCATGTCTTGGAATTTAACAAATGCTGATACTAAATCACTAGATGCAGTTGATAACACAGCTGGTGCAGTAGCAAGTGCATTATTGAGTGTCAACTCTCCAAAACAAGAAGCTCCAATTGGTATTAATGCAACGGATTTAACAGGTCCAGAATCAGCATCTGCAAGCGCTGGAATCAATGCGATTAAGCAAAACTTTCCGATTGATATCAATGCTACGAATAAGACACAAGGTGAAGCAAATTCAGCTGATCAATCAGTAAATGCTGTTAAGCAAAATAGTCCTATCAGTATTAATGCTCAAAACAACACCCAAAGTGCCATCAGTAGCGTTTTAGGAGGTTTGGCATCTTTACCAGCCGTTAAATTTATTGATATTATCACAAGAACATTCACACAACGACATGCAAAAGGTACTAATGATCACCCAGGTGGTCTTGCAACGGTCAATGACCAACGTGGTACGCTCTATAAAGAGTTGGTAACATTACCAGACGGTACGTCATTCATTCCTCATGGTCGAAATGTGACACTGCCACTACCTCCAGGTTCTAAAGTTATGCGAGCTGGTAAAACTCGTAGCTTGATGAACCGTTTAGGTATTCCGAACTATGAGAATGGTATTGGTTTTGAAGATACGAAAATTTCGCATTTGACCAGACGGATTCAGAGTATCAATACTAAGAATAGTACCCGTGGATATCAGAATACTTCTTATACAATCGGTGGATATAATGGTGGAGATAATCAAGCTGTCGTTTCAGAATTGGTTAGCTTGAAAGAAAGTGTAGAAAATCTCCTTGGTAGATTACTAGATAAAGATACAAATACATACCTTGATGGACGAGTGATTGCAGAAAGTTCTTACCAATATCAAGGGAATATCATGAGAAGGGAGGGCATTTAATGTCGAATTATTTAAAAATAAATGATTTCACAACGTCTGGTTTAAGGAATTGTGTGGTTGTAGACTTTGGAACAATCCGTTCTGCCGTCCCTCGTTTCTCAGAACAGATGAAGTTATATGGTACAAATGGTAGCTATAATCAAGTAGATGGCGCTTATGAGAATTATGAACGAACCATTCGTATTTTCTTTGAGCGTTTTTCTGATTTGTCAATTTTGGTCGAGAAGTTCAGAGCAGTAGGAAACCAACTGGAATTTAGCTATCAGCCTGATTCATTATTCTATGCAGATTTGCTAGATACAGAAATCATACCAAAGGGTATGTACGGTTGGGAATTATCCGTGAAACTAGACATGCAACCGTTCAGGTATCCGAAGAATGTCGCACCAGTCGTATTAACAAACGCTGGAACGATTAATAACATCGGTACGGTCTATTCAGAGCCTATCATCGAGATTGAGGGAAATGGAGATGTATCACTGACTATTGGACGTAAAACCATGCATTTATCAATTATTGGTAAGGCTACGATTGACTGCAGACAAGGGAAACAAAATATCTTTAACGCTAATGGAGCACTCAATAACACTCTTAGAAAGCGTGGAGGGTTCTTTGAAATCCCTGTTGGGAGCAACGGTGTGACCTATACAGGTAACGTGCGTAAGGTGACTATTCGTCCTAATTGGAGGTATCTAGTATGATTTATTTGACAGAAGGGAATGTACCTCTGAATGCTGCCTATGCTGATGAAATAGTTCAGATAGATAGAAATACCTATCAATTAACATTTAAGTTCCCTACTAACAACATTTTATGGCAACGGTTGAGGGAAGAAACATTCTTGACTGCTGATGATCTACACGGTGAACAAGATTTTGTTATTTTTGAAGTTGAGAGACAGCATGGATATATTCAGGTTTATGCCAATCAAGTCATGACCTTGTTAAATCACTATGTTGTCAATCCAATCAATCTTGACAGAGCGACTGGCTCAACTGCTTTAAGTAGATTCGCTGGAAGTATCACTCGTGACAATCCATTCTCGTTCTTCTCAGATATTGACGATAGACATACATTCAATACTGATACTAAGAATGCTATGGAAGTCCTGACCAAGGATAAACACTCTATTCTTGGTCAGTGGGGTGGCGATTTAGTAAGACATGGTTATCAAATACGGTTATTAAAAAATGGCGGTTCAGAGAATGAATCGCTTTTTATGTATAAGAAAAACTTATCTAGCTATCAACATAAGACCTCTACCAAATCTTTAAAAACACGTATTACCTTTAAAACGACTGTCAAAGGTGAGGGAGAGAATGCAGACGACAAGCATTATAAAGTGGTTGTCGATAGCCCTTTAATCAATAAATACAGTCAGATTTATGAAGATGTCGTAGAAGTCAACGACCAAGATGTCAAGGATGAAGCAAGTCTTAGAGAATATGGCAAGCAGTATTTCAGAACTAGTCTATGTGACTTGATGGAAGATAGCCTTGAAATTGATGTTGTTGGTCAAAGTGATGTGCCTGTCCAGATGTTTGACGTAGTAAGTGTCTACCATGAAACATTTGATTTGGATGTAAGGAAGAAAATCACTAAATACACCTACTCACCAATGGCTAAGAAATTGAAGTCTATTGGTTTTGGTGAATTTAAATCTGGTCTTGCACATTCGATCGGGAATGTCGTGAGTGATGCTGTGAAGAATGAGACTTATATCTTTGAAGCAAAACTTGAAAAAGAAATCAAGAACGCTGACTTAGATTTTGATCGTAAGGTACAAGGTATCAAGAATGAATTCACTGATGGTATCGAACAAGCAAAGGCTGTTGCTGAAGAAAATAAGAAGAAATTATCTGACGAAATCAACAGACGGTTCCAGGAGTTCAGCCCGTCAGGTTTTGAAGAGGCTAAGAATAAAGCAGAAGAAGCACTGCGAAAAGTTGGGTTAAATGCTGACCTAATTGAAGAAGCGAAACGAATTGCTACTGACAATGCCAGGGATTTGAACATGTTCAAAGCTACGGCAGAACGAACGCAAACACAATTAAGTCAAGACGTTACGAACTTTAAAAATGAATATGGCTCTAAAATGCTTGAAGTCACTCAAACGACAGAAGGCATAAAAACAAAAATTGGAGAAATAACATCATTCATTGATAAGGACGGTCAACGTCAAGAAGAATTGAAGCGATATGCTAGGGAAGAAACGGCCAAGCAGACGAGCGTCATTCGTGAAACCTTATCACAAGATTTTGTCACTAAAAGCACTTTTGTAGAAAATGTCGAGGGGACAAACCAACGTTTTGAAGCACTTACAAGAGAAAACGAAACTAAGTTCGCGGAATACAAGCAAGGTATTGATGGACGTATCGCAACAATCACAAGTCAAGTTGCTGGGAAGGTCAACGAAGTGGACTTTCAACGTGTTAGAGAAACGGCACAACTCTACGAGCGTATTTTAGGTACGAACGACTCTAACGTTAGCACAAATATAGCAAGAATGGCCTTGACATCAGAATTGTTTGAGGTTGAAGTTGGTAAAAGATTCAGCAATCTTACCAACCTATTTTATGCACCAACTAAAATTCCAAAATATGTTTCATCAGTCGCAACAGATAAGCATTTAGAACGTGTCAGTTGGGGCGACCATGACGGAATACGAATTAACTACACAGACTCCA